GCTTTTGTACCTGCTCGCCAAGTAGTCTGCTTACACTACCATTTACGTCATCACGGAAGTTAACTGCAATTGGTTCCCAACTATGCTTACCTGCTAGATAAACACGTGAGTTGTATACAGGTACTTCCATTTCTTCAAATGTTAAATTTGGACGAGTAATGTCCATTACCTGCTTAGTTAGTTCTGTACGTGGAGTAGACACGCCTAGGTTTTCAAATAACGCACGGAAGCGATATTTTAGCTTGGGCATTAACAAGCCCTGTGCGCTTGCTGACTGATCACTGTCTAATGGTACAGTAAATTTTGTTAGTGATGAAACTGACATATTGTCTGCCTCCTTATATTATAATATTATTTATCTATATCCACTCAAGAAAAATGGGGGGTCTTATTAGGATCCCCCATTATTTCTTACGTTTAAGGTGCCTTAAACTGCTTGTGCTGCTGCTATGTTGCCGCTAGCGATCTCGCCTGTGTTCTTGAGGCGGATTGGAATGTAAATAAATTCCGCTGCCTTAACTGGCTCAATAGCAATATCAACATATAGCTCGTTACGATCAATTCTATCATTTGTGTTGTTAGATTCATCACAAACTACTAGGTAATCGAAAATACCACGCTTTGCAACAAGATCGTTCATGAGCTGTTCAATTTGCTCTTTAAGCTCGTCTCTTGTAATCTTATCGTTTGGTTCAAACACAAAGCTAACTGCTGTACGCTGTATAGTCTTACGTAGATATGCAACTAGTCTTGATACGTTAATACGATCTAATCCACTTGCGCCCGCTACGTTTGTTTTATTACCATAGTTAAGAATGCCAACACCGTTAAAGAATGTAATTGGATTAACATTATTAGCATAAAGTGTATCGCGTAGTGATTCACGCACGTTGTCTGTAACAAATTCTCCTGTAGCACTGTTAATGTAACCAATGCTACCAACGTTGTCAACAAGTCCGCGACGTGTGCCAGCTGGAGCAAACCATTGGAAGCTCTGATCATCGCTACGTGCAATAGTACGTAGAATCATATGACTTGCTGGAACAGTAACAGTTGAACCGCTAAGATCAGTTGTTTGACCTGAGGGGTAGAACACACCGAGATATGGATCAGTAGTTGTTAAACCATCATCGCCATTATCACTTGCACTGTTTGCATTGGTTGCCCAATTCTGTAGTGCAGTGCTATTAGCTGCTAAACGTATTGGTGTATCACCAACAACAAACGCTGTATTGCGTCTGTCGTTATTTAGACTTACCATATTAGCAATTAGCTCTGGATATCCTGGTGCAGCAATAACATTAAAGTCTCTGCTATCTTCACGTAGCTCTTCACTACCATCAATAGCTGCCTTCATTGCTGCTGTAACAACTGAACGTACAGCCTTGCGTCCCATATATGGACTACCGTTATTACGATTACCACTTGCTGTAACCCATGCATCCTTTTCTGTTGGAAGTGTTGGGTAAAGTGTAGTATCACTGAAGTTTGTTCTGCTAAAGTAGTTACTACGGAATTGCTTTACGTTATAGGAACTACGACGTGTATTGAATAGCAACATGCCTCTTGGATAAATTGCAGGATCTGGACGGTCAATATCAACTATGTTACTTGTTAACAAGCTCTTTGTTGTTGGTAAGGTGCCTGTAACAACGTCAGTTGTTGTATCGCCCATAAAGCGAGCATCTGCAAACAAGATGCCGTCTTCTGTTGTTTGATCTGTGTTATCAATTAAGTTCCAGCGGTTCTCACTGTCGACAACTTCGTAACGATAAAGTTTTGGATAGTTTTCAAGGTCACCTGAATCTAACCAGAGGTCACCTACAACTAGTGAGGTTTCATCGCTTTGTGTTAGTGGTTCTGTTGCACTTACAATTACACCATTTGGACTTGTGTTAGATAGGTTGTGTCCACGTGCGTCACTGGTTACGTTTTGATAACCTTTCCAAGTGCCCCCATCATGAATCATAATGTCTATTTCAAAGCTACTGTGATACCAATATGTGTTGTTGCTTGGATCTGCACTTGGTGAGCTTGCACTTACTGTATATGTTGGTGCTACCCAGTTGCTTACGATCAAATCACTGGAGTTACCTGCACGTACCTGACCAGTTGTAATACTTGTTGTAATACCTGCATCAGTTAGTGGAGTACCACTTGTGTCTTTTAGGATAAGCATACCGCCTAGTGCGTGTGCAATCTTAAGATAACCATCTGATGTAACACTTGCGCTTACATTAGCTACGTTTGCAGCGTTAATGTCACTTGCTAGTGAGGCAATAGTTGTGCCGCTGGTTGTAACTGTAACAGCACTTGTTAGTGTTGTACTGTTAGCTGCGCTTGCTTGGATTGTAAACTGCTCACTGCTAGTGATTGGATTTGCGTCATTTACAAGTCCTGTAACTTCTAAGATACCTGTAGCATATCTACGGAAAATCTTGTAGGTTACTGTATCATTTTCGCTTGTATCAAATTGTGTATAATATGTGCCAACTGTGATTGCTTTACCGCCTGTTGTGTCTAAATTCTTAAGAGCAGTTTGGTCGTTCTCATAAAGAGGAGCACTTACTTGGTCAAACTGTGCTGTAGCTGTTGAGTAAACACTAACATCTAGATTTGCACCTAGATTGCTCGTGGTTGTCTTTACCCAGACACTTCCGCTTGGACGTGGTGTAGTGTCTGTGCTCTTCCATTCTGGAACAGTATAATGTGCACTCTGTTGAACAAGTGGGCATGCATATGTGCCTGCTGTTAGACCAGCAGCACTTAAAATTGATCCGCTACCGTTAGCTAGTGTAATCTTTCCGTCTGTAGTAGAACCATCACTGGCTGCTGAACTTGTAGCATATAGTTCAATCTTGTTATCAACTGCGGCTGCTGTAACACCAGTAATTGCTGCGCTGTTGATGCTACTTGCTAGTGCACTTACTGTTGTGCCTGCTAGTGTAACTGTTGTGCTGTTAATAACAATAGTATTACCATTTACAAGCGTTGGGCTTGCTGTTGTGCCTTGTGTTGCTGGCCAGCTTGTCTGCCATGCACTAGCACCAACTAGTACCCATGAGTTACTACGGTTTTTGTAGTAGGTTGGATTAGCAACGTTTGTTGCAACCACAGCATAGTCACCAATGGCACCAATTGAAGTTAATGGCACACCACCAACTAAATCGCTTGTGCTTGTAATAACAGTTGGAACTTTATTTGTAAATGCACGAGTACTAGCGTTAAATTGGAAAATGCCCCAACGACTGTCTGCACCTGCATCTAACCAAATTGTACCTGTACTTGGCGCACCTGTTGGACGACTTGTACTTGCGCTTAGTTCTGCTAGATCAATATCAGCACGAGTAACATATGCTCTGTTGCTTACCCCAAGTAAACTGTATGCTGCCATCAATCCATATTCGTTAATTTCATATCCATGAATTGGTGTTCCTGCCGCTGTCTTATAGAAGTTGGGATTACCAAATGTAGCAGTAAGTTCTCTCTGACTGCCAATAAGATATGTTTTGCCTGCGTTAGCGGCTGTTGTTCCAACGGCTGTGCCTGTGCCACTGCCTGCTGTTTTGTCTTGTGCTGTTGCAACAATAATGCTTGCAACTGTTCCTGTGTCTGCTGTTACGTATTGACTCTCATCAATAGTTGTAACTTCGACGCCTGGTGATACTAATGCCATGTTCATTCATCCTTATTAGAAAAGATTTTGTTATACTATTTATCGTATGGCATCAAAATTAACCAGTTTAGAGCCTGCCCTTTAAAGGATCGTGCAAATCGCTTAAATAATATACTATGAGACCAGTATGTTCCGAATGTAAATCTAAGCCTTGTGCAGTAAATTATCACCGCGAAGGCACTATATACTATAGGAAAGTATGCGACAGTTGTGGACGTAAAACGAAAAAACTTAAAACACCAAAACAACCACGTTGGTATCTAGCAGGTTACAGGATGAAAGCTACTTGTGAGAACTGTAACTTTAAACCTAAGATCCCAGAGCAGATGACTGTATTTTATGTAGATGGTAACAGAGAACATATCAGTTCTCGTAACCTAGTCACATTGTGTTTAAATTGTAATGTAGAAGTGTCTAAGACTGGTTGGCAACGTGGAGATCTTCTAGAAGATCTGTAACAGTTTGTTGTAGTTCTTCTAGTGTGCCGTCGTTAGTAATTAAGTAGTTAGGTGTGATGCTGCACCAACTGTATTCGCTGGCATGCACATCTGGATATACCTGAGACATACTATCTGGATTAGTTTCTGCTAGACTAAACCATTTAGGATCATCACCACGCTTTACTCTTACTACGACGCCGCCCTGTCTACGGATCATGTTTATCTCATTGGGGAAACGTGCATCTGTAATCACTACATCATGCTTTGCATCACGTAACCTTGCTTCCATGCTTAGTATCCAAGTATCTTGGTGAAAGTGGTTACGAAACACTTCTGTGCCTAGCAGTTGTAACGCAAGACGTGGGCTAAAGTTTGGAATGTTTAGTCGTTCTTCCCACCACGTATCTGTAACTTCGCGCCATGCTCTACTTTCAGGCGTAATACCTTCCAGCATTTCTCTGTCCCAGTTAAAGATACTAGCGGCAGCATCTTTTAGTGGTGTCGCAAAGCTAGCCTGCGTAAACCCTTGATCTACGAGCATATCGCCTACAGTGCCTTTGCCAGACCCAATAAGTCCTACAAGTCCTATTATCATGTTTATATTATAACAAATTTATGTATATTAGCCAATAATAAAGCTGAGCGGATCACTACCGTCTACGTAGTTCTTAAGATCAAGTTCTAGCTGTTGCATCTCACCTTGGGCTTCTGCTTTGAGTGTGTCACCGTTCATACTAGTGCCGCCTTGTGGACCTGCAATAGTTGAGAATTTACTACGTGCTTCGCCTAGTGTATACTTTGCTAGTGCTAGGCTGTAGTCTTGAATCCATGGCTGAGTTTTTGTGTCATTAAGCAACGTGCTGTCAGGGCGTGTATTGTAAC